GCGACACGGCCTCGGCACCAACCAGCGGGTGGTTGTCGACGCAATAGATGCGGCGCGAGTTCCAGTCGTTGCGGTAGGCAACGGACTGCTCTGCCGTGGCGTTGGGGCAATCGGCGATGATGGTGGAGCGCAGCCGGTTGGCAATGCCGCCGAGTTCGGCGACGACGGGGTTGGCCGCGTTGCCGATCTGGCGACCGCTGATGGTCGCGTTGACGCCATCGCCGACGATGCTGATTTCAAGATGCTGCTCGGAGTAGCCGATGCCCGAATTGAGCATCTGAATGCCGACGATGACGCCGGAACGAATGACGGGAATAGCCTTTGCGCCGCCGCCATAGCCGTTGCCGTCGATCACGATGCGGGTGTTGGCGAGCGTGTAACCAGCGCCGCCCACGCCAACGACGATCTGGGTGATGCCACCGACGACGCGCTGTTGCGTCCAACCGGGCGCGATCAGAATTTTAGGAATTTTGAAGACGGTGTTGCGGGCTGCCATCAGCGCATGAACGCCAGACCGCAACGAATAGTCGCCCATGAAGTTGGTGAGCTGCTCTTCAATGGTCAGAGCCTGCACAACGCGAATGCCAACGATAGCAGGCGCGACGCCCTGATCGTAGATGCCGTCGAAGGCGTCCTTGCCGGTGCCAGCCGAGCCGAGCTGCGCCGTCACATCGCGGTCGCCGAGAAACAGCTGCGGGCGATTGAGCGGGAACAGGTCGGGGTCAGCATCGGGCGCGGTGTAGAGCAGGCCGATGGTGGACGTGTCCGTGGTCTGGATCGGGCGGTAGGCGATATCGCGCTCTAGGACGCGCGCGCCATGGTGGAAAACTTCGCTCATGAAAATGCCCTCAGGATGTGGACCGGCGTTTGATCCGGTGTATCCCGAGGGCTGATTTGCGTTTACGGGTGCAGATGCCCCCGCAAGCGATCACCCAGTGACCGCACTCGCCGACGCAAACAGCGCGTCGAGCTTGGCTGATGCCTGTTCGATGGTGATGGCGAGCAGCTGGGCGAGCAGTGGCGTGAGGCTGACGACAAAATCAGATGAGCGCAGGAACGTGTTGCCGTACTCCCAGCCCTGGCGGGCGAGGTCGGCGGGGGGCAGCGACAGCATGTAGGTGTTGACGGCGTCGAACAGGCCGTCCCCGATCAGTGCGGCGCGTATCTGGTAGTTCGTGACCTCGCCAACCCGCGCCGCCGTGGCAGCCTCGGCAGCAATCTCCAGCGCGGCGACACGTTCCAGCGCCGCATCGCGTGCGGCGACGGCCTCCATGGTCGCGGTCTGTGCGGCCACAAACTGCGCCGTCAGCGCCTGGACCTGCGCCATCAGAGTGGCCTGCGTTGGGAGGGCAGCTGCCAGCGATATCGGATTGAGCGGCACGCCGTTCGATGGCGATACGCCAATGCGTTGATCGCCGTTGAGGATTTCGGTCAGCCGGTCCTCGTGCGCGCCGATCAGCGTGCCCGTGGCGGGGTCGAGCACGATTAAGATGCGGTGGTCGATCAGGCGTTCGGTGATGGTCATATGATACCCGGTTTAGGCCAAAAGGTTTCCAGCGGCGTCATACCAATTCGAGGCCCGCGACCAGTAGGGGCGGGGCGAGCCTGACGACGGGTTGGTGATGTAGATCATCATCGCATCGCGCAGCGCCGCGCTTGGCTTGGTGGCGACCGTGTAAGCCGCAACGCCGACCGGTCCATTCACGTCGAGGGTGCAGGCCGGGGCGGTCGTGCCGACCCCGATATTGCCAGAGCCGTCGACGTAGACCCGCGCAGTTCCAGCGACGTTGTCGTAGATGTAGAAATTGTGGCCGTCGGCGTTCGCGAAATCGCGCCCCACCGAAAAATCGGGCGTGACGTTATCGTTTTTGTTGAGCGTCAACTGCCGTCCGATCTTCGCGCTTCCAGCAACGTGGAGCAGCGCCGATGGGGCTGCGACGCCGATGCCAAGCCCGGTCGGCGTGATGCGCGCCCGCTCGGAGCCGTCCACGTTGAAAAAGACATGCCCGCCGGTCATGGTCACGCCGTCGCCGGAGCTAAATCCGTACGGGTACGCCCCGCCAGCCGCGAGCACTCCGGCGTGCATCTTCCCACGCGACGCCGATGACACGTAAACGCCGACCGTCGCGTTCATCGCCCATGAGCCAGCAGCCACAGAGGTCGTGGACCGGATGTTACCCAACACGTCCAGCCGGTTGTTGCCCGTGGGAGCCATCCCAATCGCGACGTTGTTTGATCCGTCGATCTGGACGATCCCAGCCCAACCTGCAAGCGCGGCACTGTAGGCCTGGACGGAGACGCCCCGCGCGGCAGCGATCAGGTCGGTGACGCGCGCAGACGTATGGTAGAGATTGACCGCCCCTTCCGGCACCGCATCGGTCGATCCCGGCGACGGTGATATCTCGACGTAGACGCTGCCCGACCAGCGGTAGATTTTGCCCGTGTCGAGCGCGGTGTACAATTTGCCGCTTTCGCCTGTCAGCGCCTGGATCGCGGCCAGATTGGCAGCCTCGACGACGTCGTCGACGTAGGACGGCAATTGCGCGGCGGAGACCTTTCCGGCGACGAGATCGGCTTTCAGCGCAAGTGCTGCTGCCTGCGCAGTCGAGACCGGCTTGTTGGCGTCGCTGGTATTGTCGGCGTTGGCGAGCCCGACATCCGCCTTGCTGCCGCTGGTCGCGACCGCTGCGAGACCGTCGATTGTGTTGGCAGGTTGCGTGCCCTCGTGATGGGCGCGGTTGACGGCGTGAGCTTGCACCGCTGCTGCGGCTCCCGCCGCGTCGTAGCGGGCATCGCCGCGCGCCGGTGTGAGGTACTGGACGTGCGGGTCGGCGGCTGCCACATGGGCCGCGACCTGACCCGTCACCGCGTCGGCGGCAATCGCCGTTGCCGTGCGGTCTGCTGCTGTCGCCAGCGCGTCGGCGTGAGCAGCGGCAGCCGACACTGATGCCGCTGCCCGTTCGGCCCACGTGGGATCGCCCGGCACGACGGTCACGGCGGGCGGCGGGGTCAGATCGACGATGATGATCTCAGACACGCGTCACCCCCTGACTGACGCCGACCGACCCTTCGACCGGCACGATGATGGTGCCCGCACGACGGATTTGAATGTCGTGGCGGTACGACCCGGCGGGCAGCCCCTGCATCTGCGCGGCAGACACACGGCCCGACAGCGTGCCGGTGATGCCATCGAGCGCCAGCCCTTGCCCCAGCGTCAACAGAAGCTGGATCGCGCCCGCGCCGTCGACGATGCTCATGCGCACGTCGGCCCCGGTCAGATCGACCGGCGCGCCGCCGCTCTGGAATTGGATGTCCCACGCCCAGTCGGCGTTGGTGCGGGCGAGAAAATCTTTTTGCAGCGCCATGGGTCTCTCCGGTTACGGGGCCTGATTGGCGAGCACGGCGTCGCGGCGGGCAGCGCTCAGCAGCCCGAGCGTGACGAGATACCCGAGTGCGCCGATGACGCGCGGATCGGCCAGCGACACGCCGTAGTACGACCCCGACGCCATCAGCAGGAACAGCCGGACCTGAATGTCGGGCGAGCCGACGATGGCTGCCTGCTCGGCGGGCGTGAACAGCGCCAGGAACGCGAGGAAATCCATCGCCGGGACCAGCACCGCGTCTGCGGGCGGGCGCACTGCACCAACGTGTGCCAGCGGGTAGTCGTCGGCGACCGTCAGAACGTCAATGCCCGCGCCGTAGGCCGACGCCGGGACGGCCTGGTCATCGCGGTGCGTCGCCACGATGGTGGTTTGGTTGCAGTAGAGTTTCATGGATGCCCCTTACGCGACCAGCGCGTTGTTGTTGCCCGTGGTGCCAACAGCCGGCGTCGACGCGGCCAGTGCCCCGGTGCAGGTGCCGCCGCCACGCTGAATGAGGGCTGCGCCGCTCGCCTGATAGCCGTAGGTGGCGTTCGTATCGCCCGTCGTGCCGTAAGCCGCGATGATCCCACCGTCCGACGCCAGGAAACCCGATGCGCCATTGGACGAGGCTGCTGCCGAACTCGCAACGAGGTGACCGCCCGACTGCGCCGAAAACCCGTTGCCGCCGTTTTGGTGGCATTGAGACGCGCCGTTCGCGGCCAATTGGGCTGCCTCGATGACGCCGCCGCGATAGGCAATCGCGCCGTCGCCACCGTTGCAGCGCGACCGCAGCACCGCCAGCGTGCCGACCTGATGGATGACGGCGTTGACGGACGCTTGGATGCCGTGGCTGGCGTGGCCGACCGCGATCAGCGGCCCGGCATACTCGATGGCGGCACCCTGCTCGGCGGTGATGCCAAACGACCCGCCACACGTGGCCGCGACCGAATTGAGCGAGGCGCGGCACGAGGCGAGCGCGATGCAGCGGTAGGCTGCGCCGTGCGAGACAACATCGACAAGCGATACGTCGCTGGTCGATGTCAGCACGATGTTGTCGGCGTTGACGCCATCCGAGGTGACCGCGATCTGGCCGAACGCCGACAGTTTGGAGCGGCCCGTGAACTGAGAGCCGTTGGCGAGCACGATTTCGGTCGCCCACACCGTGCGGATCATAGACAGGATCGCGATCGCGCCAGCTGCCCGCTGGGCAGCGCTTGATCCGGCGATCTGGTAGGCGTCAAGCGCTGCCGGGAACGGGGCCAGCAGCGGCGCGCCGATGATCTGGACAAGGTGGCCGTCTTGGTGGTCGAACGCCAGTTGCGTCGCGTTGTAGGCCCACCGGCCAGCCGCGATCTGGAATGTCACGAACCCGCCAGGGGCGATGCGGCGGCGGGCGAGCCACGCAAACGCGTCGGGCAACCCGCCGAAATCCGCGCCGGGGCCGTGAATGGTCTTGGTGACCGGCGCGGTGATCCACACGTCAGACCAGCGCACGAGGCCGTAGTTGGCGTCGCTCGCCGCCCAAACCACCCACCCTGCATGTGTCAGATGATAGTACAGCCCGTCAGCCTCGCAGCCGACGACGGTGCGGAACGGCGGCATGCACGACAGCCAGACCGATCCGTTCCATTGCGCGAGGTGATTTTCGAGCCCCACGAACGCGCCGGTGGGGGCACCGTTGATGACGACGGTCGCACCCAGTGCGGGGTTGGCCGGTGGCGCGCTGACGATGGCGTCCACGCCGATGAACGGCGCGCGCAGCAGCTGCGACAGCGGGATCAACGAGGCCGGGTTGATCTGGATCGTGACAGTCGCTGCCGTATCTACGACGACAGGTATGGTGAGGTCGAGATAGGTGATTGCTCCCTGGCTCGGCGCAGCGATGTCATTGCTGGGATGATTACCAACGATGATGCACTGGCCATCGTCGGTGTAGACCGCAAACTCTCGCACCGTGCACGGCCCGGCGCTCGACGGCACCGACACCTGGATCAGCACCTGGCTGGGATAATTAGGGTCGCGCGAGACGGACGTTGGAGCACCCCGCCAGACCTCCCGGACGCAACCGGACTGCGTCACAATTGGCGTGATCGGCGCGCCGTTCCCATCGCCCACCGCGACGGCAGTAATGTTGATTGTGCCCGTGTTAGCTATGTCGGCTGCGACCTTGGCTTGACCGGCGATCGTCAGCGGTGCCGAGTATTGGAATGTCATGCGGTCCCCACAGATGGCAAAACGATGCGCGAGCGAACCCGCGTAACAATGGCGGCTCCAACGTAGACACTGCTACGGGGGGCACGAATGGCGGTAACGGGCGTGAGAATTAGGCGGGAACAGACACGTGTCACGACGGCGGCACCGACATAGACCGGCGTCGGCGGTAAACGGCGCGTCACAACGATGCGAGACAAGAATGATCGCAGAGCCTTGTTATTGACGGCCACCCGAACGAGCCGAGTGAAGTTGGCACCGCTCCATTCGGCGAGCGGCGCAACGGCCACGTAGAGCCGGAACGTGTAGGGTGCGCCGCCGTGTTCGAACCAGCGTGACACCCGCGCGGGCAGGCCCAGCTGGGCGACCGCCCGCTTCAATGCGCCGATCGTGCCCTTGTGTTGATGGATCCACACGCTGTCGCGAATGACCTGGCGTTTCTGCGCCTCGGTCCAGTTCGGGTCCCACTCGTCCACGCTCCACGCCTGCGCCAGATAGGGCAGCAGATGGACCGGGCAATCGTCTGGGCTCCACACGTCGCGGATGACGCGCACCGGCACCGACAGCATCCGGTGATCTGACGCCGACAATGCGCGCTCCAGCGGCGTGGCATTGTCGGGCAGCAGATGTTCGACCTTGGGGATCGTGGTCATGCGACCACCTCGTACTCGACGGCGACGCTCGTGCACCACACGGCCCCGTCGAGGCCTGGATTAACCTCGGCGGCAGGCGATATGCGAGGCG